ATCAGAAATCTTAACCTCACCCCGTTGGATCTTGGCTAACATTTCTTGTGGTGTCATGCCTTGGTCTTTAATGTACTTAAGCACCTTGTTCTGCTGTGCTTTCTTTTGGGCATTCCTAGCCCTGACTTTCTTACGGTGTGCTTTTCTATTCTTTCCCATTAATATCTTGTCATTGTGGGCACTGCAATTACAGGACCCGATCTATGCTTACTGAGTGCGTAACGGAGTGCATCGAGTAAGTGATTGTGATCGTCGAGTGGTTTGTCAGTCCCTTGTTTGTACGAGTAAAACTGGTACTCCTCGATGAGGTTCTTAGATTCTGGGTTTACGTGTACCTCGAACTCTCTGACCTTATTGATGCCGGCCCTAATCGAATCCGGTCCTTTAGTTGCCGATCTTATGTTTCTGTATCCTAGTCGTTTTAATTCTTCGATTGACTTGGGCTCCGCAGAGTCAGCGTATATCGTTGCTGTCTTTGGTACACCCTTATCCTCGAGGATCTGGGCTAAGTCCGTGTTGGTTAACCCCGAGGCGTAGGTTAACTCTTGGAGCCAAAGACGTTTGCCTCTTTTGCGAACCTCTATAACTGCACAAGGGTCCGAGGCGAAGCCGAAGTCGACCCCATAGATAATTTCGGCTTCTGGGTCTGGTTGCCAATCGAACTTCCAGTTCTTGTACACCTGTCCCTCTCCGATGTCGGACCATTGACCTAAGATGTGGTGGGTATAGTATTCTGGGTCATCATACTTAGCACGTTCCCATTCGTCCATTTTCTTAGGATCTAAGTTGTCGTAGTTATCGAAGTATGTGGTGTGGATAAATCCGTGGTCCATACCCCATTTTGGGTGTGGCTGTCCGTCTGGGGTATAGAACCTACGGAATATCCAGTGTGTCTTAGAAGTTGGGTTAAACAAGAGGAAGATCTTGCGTTCGATCCCTTTGGTACGGAAGGAGTCAATAAGTTTAATGTACTCCTGTTCGCTCGGTAACTCGGTTGCCTCGTCTACGAGTAGGTGGGACACCCGAGCTAGACCCTTACCCCTCGCGGTCATGGTTCCTTCCTGGAGCTTCATGGAGTGGGTAATAATCATGTTGTCATTGCGGGTGTTCTTAATCTCGTCGCCCTTAACCTCGAGGTATGAGGTTAATCCCCAGTCTGTGATGAGGTCTATAATGTCTCGGTAGATCGAAGTTGTTAGTGCACGTTGGGTATACCTCGCGATCACCCCGCGAAAGTAATCATCCCCCATGAGCTTCATTACAAAATAAGCAGCTATGTTAGTGGACTTACCGGAAGCACGGCCACCTGAGATAATCCAATAAGTCTTATCCTCGTAGAAGACCGGGGCATAGGCATCCAAAAACTTAAACTGCCTATCCATATATTACTCGTCCTTCTTCTTATTCCAAAATGACCAAACTATAGAAGTGATAGTCATAATACCACCAAGCAGTTCAAGCATAGTAGATTCATCGATCCAACCTTTGTAGATGGCGATAGAGCCGAGTCCAGACAGGAAGTGTCTGATGATTCCGAGGGTTTGTTCTTGTGTCATGATTTGTTGTTTTTATTTTCGGGTAGAACTATGTTAATCGGGTTAAAGTCCTGCCCGTCTTTCCCGGTGATCTCTTTGCGAGAAACCTGAGGTACGAATCTGGTCGAGATCTCAATCCAATACTTAAGAAACTCGGCCGGGCTTCGGTCGTAGACTTTCTGAAGAGCATCCTGAAGTTTGTCTTCGTGCCCTGCTAACAGAGCAGCAAAGGTAGCTTTGATCGACTCCGAGGTGGCATTGCCAACCCCAGGTGGTCTACCCTTTGGATTCCCTGATTGTCCTGGTTTAAATGGCATATTGTTTTGTTGTTCTTTACAATAGATATTTTTTCTAAAATTATTTCTTATTTAGGTAATATCTCAGACGTTCGTTCCATCTCTTTTCGTAGTCTGAAGCTTTGTGACCCATCAATTCGCTTTGTACTCTGTGAATGACTTCGGTGTACTTAAGTTCCATGCCCTTGGAATGCTCTATCCATGCTAAGATTTCATCTAAGTCTTCGAAGTCAAACAAGCTACGCTCCACAGTGTCATGTCCATATCCCACGTAATAACATTGTAATCGTTCGGAGGCCCTTGAATAAACGACACGAAATTCATCCATGCATAGGATAAAGTAAACTTCCTCAGAAAGGATCTCAATACCGTTATCTTCTGCCCACTTATAAAGTTCGTTAACCAGATCCAGATCTATGAGTCTTGCCTTCTCCGGTAAGCTAAGTTGTTTATTCTGTCTCATGCAAACATGTTTACGTATTGTACACCTTCTTCTTCCCATTGCTTTAACTCTCCTACAATCTGTAGGTGATTAAGCATAAGTCTTAAGTCCATTGGGTTGATCTTAAGTTCCAAAGCCCATTGTGCGATGTCCACTGGGATGTTCTTGTTGTTAACTGATTTCACAATCAGAAATGCTAATATTTTCTCTTTCATGTTTGTAACCTTTGTAACCTTTTTGTAACCTTTTTTTGGTTACGGAAAAAACTGCTCTTACGATATCGTATGGTACAGTTTTATAGTATATTCTTTATTTGTAACCTTGTAACCAAAAAAAATAAGAGTATATTCCTGTTTTACTCTTTTTAGTAGTGTAATTAGTGTATTTCCTACCAAGTCTGCGTAACCAAAAAGGTTACGAAAAAAGGTTACGTATCCTAAACCGCTCATAATCAAAGTTTTAGCAAATTTGGTGAGTTGATTTCGTAACCTTTTTGTCCTTGTACCTCCACGGGATCGGCACCTACGTTTTCTCTGGTAATCTTCCAACCCTTTTTGCTTTTCCGGTTACCTTCTACCCTATGTGTCTGGTAAGTTGCCCCAAAATGGTCCTCAAAAACCTTTTCAATGTCTATGGTTGTCCAGGATCTTTTATAGGTATCTGTAAGCATTTCCTTAACCTCATTCTTTTGCACAATCATAAAATCGCCGCCCCACTCGGTCTCAAAGATACCTTGATAGTGTTCTTTGATGTGATGGTAAAGCGCACCTTTTGATCTTTCCTTGACACTATCTAACCTATGGGTACGGAACACATCGCGAGCAAATCTAAGGCCCCCGACTCTAGGATGTACAGCTTTACGCTTCAGTATGTAGTCCAGGAAGGCAGGGATTTCTGCTATAAGCTTCTTTTTGAAATCTGGATCTACCTGGTGTTCTGGAAATGGAGGTACTTCTCGTATCCAAATACGGCGGTCATCTTTTTGTATGTTCATCACATCATCCAATTCATTAGATGTTGCTATAAGGTGACCGTGAAAATCTACCATGTATTCGTTTTGGTTTTTAGGATTCACCTTCATTTTTGCCAAAGTGGTCACACGCTTAACTATAGCATAAAAGTGTTTATCTCTGTTGGTAGATGGCATTTCATCCATATGCAACAGTATCTTATCACTAATAAACAAATTGAATTGTGCACCAAGATCTTCTGGGTTGATAGGTGCTGCAGATTTACCAAGTACTTCTTGTAGCCACTCAAGTAACATAGACTTACCAGAACCATGACTGGCAGAAACTAGAATGGGTACAATTAATTTCTGTTTAGGATTGGTCAAGAGTTCTTGAAACCAATCTAAAAAAAGATCTACCTGATCTCTTTCCCTATCCCATGCGCCAAACAAATGGTTAATCAATTTCATGGTGGTTTCATACTTACCTTCAGCGGGCTGATGATCTAAAGGTTTAAATGTATTCCAATAGGTACCTTCACCTATATTAATGTACTGCTGTGGTTTAAGAAAATCTGGTTCAAATACAAATGAGGTGTATTTTGGTATGTCTTGGAAAAGACCTTTAACCCCAGGATGTTTAGTACTAATGGTTTCTTTTTTTCTATACAGCAATTCACCATTTACCTTTTCAAAGTAATCGTTACCCACCATGACATAAGGCAGGGTTTCAGACCAAGCATTAACGCGAATTTGAAATGCCAGCCATTTTAAAAACTCATCTGACTGCACATTATCCAAAGTAATAGGATCGTAATCACGATATGCCACGTCGAACATGCTTTCCAAATCCTTTCTTGCCTTTTTAGGATCTGAACAACCAGGTGCTTGTATAATAGCAGACACTAAGCTTTCTTTTACCACATCTTTGGGCAATTTAATAGCACCACCTTTAACCATCTTAGCAATCTGTGGTGTAAGACTTTGTGTCATAGGAAACACCTGACCATTTTCCAAAGACTTTAATTGGTTAACGATGCTGTGAAAACGTTTCATAGCGTGATTTTCTGCAGAATACTCGTTGTTACCAAGTGTTTCTGGTATAATGCTTTGATCAGGCACGAACGGTATAGATTCCACAGCAAAATGTGCCTCAGGGTCGTGTGCTAGAAACATACCCATATGGAATATTGCTTGTCCTGCATCCAACTTAACACTCCACAGTTGAGAAAACACAGGGTACACGGATTGTTTTATAATGTCCTCTGTTTTCTTTGCTGATTCATGCTCCAAGTCTACAGCAATTAGACCTTTCAATCCATTAGATGGACTGCGCATGCACATCACAACATAGGGAGAGGAACATATAGTCACATATAAATCATCCCACTGTTCTTTAGTCAACGACTTATTGTCTTGTACATCTATATCAAACGGACACATTCCAGAAAATGTACCTTCAACATAATCAGATTTGTTTAGACCTGTAAAAAGCCCAAACACCTTAAACATAGGTAGCTTTTTCTTTAAGCCCTTGCTAGTTTTATGATCCTTGCCAAATGCTTTTAGCGCATCCCTATAAAGAAGTGTTTTACCTTCCAAAGAACCTTTAACTACCACATCAGCAATATCTCTAAGGGTTACCTCTTTATCTGGTTTTTGTTTTTTAGATTTTCCTACCTCATAGAAGTAGGAAAATCTTGCATTTAAATTACTTCTTTTATTCATTATTAACCTCTTCTTCTAGTTTGTCTGCCTGAATATACTGTGAGGTTTAGAATTTCCAGTACAATTTCAGAGGTAGTTAAACCTCCCCAGTCCATGTTTACTCTATGTTCTTTTTCTCTCCAATATCTGTAGTACAGTGTTGGACTACCTTTATAAAAATCCAAAAACAAATACTCTGTATAATCGTAAATACCGAACTTGGCAAAGACATTTAATACCTTTTGGTTGTGTACAGTACAATCCCCTGTATAACCTTCGTATCCTGACATTTCAAATCTTTTGTCACCAAGGATTTTTCTGATGTCAGCTCTGGTTAATTTACGTATGCGATTAAGATCTGGATTTCTCCATCTACTTAATTCTGTTAAACTTTCATGCTTGCTAAAGTCTTCATAGAACTTATCGTCCAGCATTTTTCTTAGTTCCCAAATTTTTAGGTTTTCCATATTTACTTGATTTTATTAGTTGGTCAATCAAGCGACACTGAACCTTATAGGAAGTAGCCTCGAAGATTTCATCGAGGGCTTTTAAGTAAGAATCTATTTGGGATAGTTTCATATTGTCTTCTTATAAGGTCGGTAATAGCCATTGACCTTTATTGTTATAATCTATATATGAACTTTTGTTTCCAAAATTCGTGACCTTTTAATGTCCGGACAAAAAAAGTCCCCAGTAATGGCTGTAACCGGGGACTTAGGGTTGTGCTAAGAAGACACATATGCGAACTTAGGCTTCAGTAAATAGTAGAGTCGAAATCAAATAACAATAATGGAAAAAAGTCGCCTAAGTTCTTAATTTATATATCAACGGAGGCTAGGAGTTTCTCATAACTTAAGGCGAATCACCAACTTACCCAGCATTTGTAATATTCTTTCTTTATCGTACACGTTATTGAAATTACCATCGTGTAGCACATTGTACACATCCAACACAATCTGGCGTTCCTCAATCTTTAACCTTTTTTTACCCACATAGTCTATGACCATTTCCAATAGTTGTGTTTCGTTCCAACCTTGCAATTCCCATTGTACTTTTCGTTTTAAAGATCTACCAACACGTTTTATAGTATTCCATACAAAATTCTTGTCTACATCAAATCTTTGCACTATGTCCATGATGGTCATTCCTTTAAAGTAGTAAGAATGTATGATATTGTATTCTGAAGGAAACAGCCTATCCACATACTTCATCATGAGTTCAAACTGTTCATCTGCTTGGTAATCGTATTGATCTGGATCTGGGGTGTTATAGCTTTGGTACTGTTGGGTTTTTACCTTGCGATACTTTGAATAGAACGGTGACGAGGATGATGACCAAAGATTCTTTGTAGTGCGAGCAACCCACCACGTAAAGGAATTGGAATTATGTATAACGTTCTTTTTATTGGGATCTAGTTCACACCAGATTAAGGCTACTTCTTGTGTTAAATCACCAACTAGATCTTTGTCTTTACAAATGTTATTACATATTTCCCCAATGATCGAGTATTCCTGGTTGAAGTCCAAATTTCTCCTTATGTTTTTTCCAGTGTGTAATAACAAGGTTGGGTAGTCTAAGTATAAAATTCAAATAAGTATATGGATTATACCC